GAGCTAGCTGACTCTGTTGATCAGATCAGATATTCTTCAGGACAACGGTCTGTGGTTAGGTTCCTTCAAGGACTTAAGGCAGCCGATTAAAAGTCCTATTTGATTTCAAAGCTATGGCTTCCGAATACGAATCGGGAACAGGTAACGCATGGGCTACCAAATACGGCATCCCATACCTTCCCCCAAGTGAACCTCGCGCCCATGAAGATTACGGGTTCGACATTAACTACACAGGAGGAGAAGGCTGGGTTGCTGTTGGACAGGAAAAGTACAGAGGCTGGACAGGAGCTGGCCGAGATGGTCGGCGGGAGAAAGGAGGCACTCGCACTGTCTACGGAAGAGTTGACGATGTTCTTGGCGGTCCCAGGAAGTCTGAACCTGAAGGAGAAAAAGAAGCATCGCCAAGAGACACTGGTGAATACGATGACATCCTTGGTTCATTAGCAGATGATGTCAAAGCTGCTAATGACAGAGCTGATGAGTATGCAGAAAAGGCAACTGAAGACATTGCAAACAACACCACTCAATTAAACGATGACTTCAATGCACGATTGGCCGAGCTGACGGCTGGATTTACCGAACGCTATGGGGCTCTTGAAGATCTGCTTGCAACTCAGCAGAACTCAATGACTCAATTCCAAACAATGATGCAAGGCCAAATGCAGGCTGCGCAAAATAGTTACAACCAACAGATGGCCATGATGCAGAACATGCAACGGGCACGAGTGCCTGAAGCAGAAGAGAATGCATTCAGCGCACAGATTGGCGACCAAAGAAAAGACACTACTCGCGAAAAAGAAAGCAATCGCTTATCTGATTTATCCATCCTTAGTGGTTTAGGCACTCAGTCCTCTCCCACCGCTGGTCTTTCCCTCGCATAACTATGGCCAACACCGACCTTCGCTCTTACATCGAAGCAAACTTCGACAGCCTTGGCTTACCTGCTTACAACAGGGCAAAAGAAGCTGGTCTTTCGACGCAACAAATTACAGAACTTGCGGCAGCGCAGGGCCTGTACTACTCGCCTAACGCTCAAAACCAAATCACAGCAGATGTCACTGCTGGATACAACAGTCAAATTGGCAGTCTTGGCCAACGCCTAGATCAACAGGCTCGTTCCTTTGCTGCTTCACAGGACAACTTTCGCCAGCAAATGGCTCAGCAGCAGGCCCAGTTTCAAAAACAACAAGCTGAGTTTGCAAACCTTTCTCGCGCTGATGTTCCTAATGCTGAGAAATCAGCAGCAGCTGAACAGCGTCGTGACCTAGGTCAACCAACAAAAAAGACATCAGGCCTTGCATCACTTGCAATTGTTAGCGGTCTAGGGACACAAGCCAATCCACTGTCAGGTTTACAACTCGCCTAATGAAAAACACAGCTCGCTCTCGTTGGAACAATCTCCAACTCCATCGTTCCATTTACTTGCAGCGAGCTATTGATTGCTCTGCTCTAACAATCCCTGCTCTCATTCCTCAGTCAGATCTGAACTGGGGTTGGACCGGCGAGGACTACAACAATCTGAAGTCCTTATATCAAGGAGCTGGGGCTGTTGGAGTGTCAGGCCTAAGCGCCAAACTTCTCCTTGCTCTCTATCCCCCAGCTCAACCCTTCTTTCGTTTGACGATTGATAAGGCGAAGTTGGAGGAGTACATGGAGCAGAACCAGGCTGACCCAACTGAGTTGCAGTCACAGCTAGACATCGCTCTCTCTTCTATGGAGAGACAGCTGTTGCTGAAGCTTGATTCCCTTAAGGCAAGGACAGCTTTGTTTGAAGCAATCAAGCATTTGATTGTTGGTGGTAACGCTCTGCTTTATGTAGGAGCAGAAGGCGTGCGTATGTACAGCCTGCGTTCCTATGTCGTTGACCGTGACCCTGAGGGCAACATCAGTGAGATCGTGGTCCGCGAGCAAGTGGCAGCAGATCACTTGCCACCAGGCACGGAAGTCAAGGATGTCAACAACGAGGACGACGTGTCTCGTAAGCCCTATGACTTGTACACCTACGTCAAGGTGAATGCTGACGAGGACTTGGTTGAATGGCATCAGGAATATGACGACAAGAAGATTCCTAAGACCAGTGGATTCAGCAAGCTTGCGAGCAACCCCTGGATTTGTTTGCGCATGCAAGCCATCGCAGGCGAAAGCTACGGTCGCTCACTGACTGAGAACGTGATTGGAGATCTGCAGTCTCTTGAATCACTAAGTCAGGCAATTGTTGAAGGCAGCTTGATTGCAGCTAAGGCCATGTTCTTGGTCAACCCCAACGGGATGACTAGAGCTGACGTGTTGGCCCGTGCTGAGAACGGTGCAATCGTTGCTGGTAACGCAGCTGATGTTGAAGCCCTTCAGACGAATAAACAAAATGACTTCTCTACTGCACTGCAGACGATGCAGATCATTGAACGTCGGCTGAATTTTGCCTTCTTATCTAACGAAGCAATTCAACGAAACGCTGAGAGGGTGACAGCAGAAGAGATCAGAGTCATGGCCGAGTCTCTGGATTCTGGATTGGCTGGGGCTTACAGCCTGCTGTCCACTGAGATGCAGCTGCCGTTGATTCAACGGGTGCTCTATCTAATGGAGCAGGACGGCGAAGTGCCACCCATTCCTGAAGGATTGATCTCACCGCAGATCACAACAGGACTGGAAGCGATTGGACGGGGCAATGACAAGGCACGGCTTACTGAGTTCCTGCAAACAATCAGCGCTGCGTTGGGACCAGAACAGTTCTTGTCCTTCATCAACCCATCTGAGTTGATCAGACGATTTGCTGCTTCTGATGGTATTGACATTGCAGGATTGGTGAAGTCAGAGCAAGAACTGCAAGCTGAACAAGCACAAGCACAACAGGTAAACTTAGAACAACAACTCGCGCAAGGTGCTATTCAAAATGGAGCAACAGCCCCTCCCCAGGTCACGGCGAACATCAACGCCGGACCCCAGCAAGGTCAACCCACAGCAGCAGCCTGATGATGCATTGCCACCAGGTACTCGCTATAGAGACTTGCCTGATGGTGGCCGCATGATTATCAAGGACAACTTCAAGAAGGAAAAAGGTTCTTACAACTAATGACTGATTCTCTTATCCAAACAGGTGACGGCTCCTTTGAGTCTGATGGTGCTGCAGAGGAAGCAGCAAAGGTTGAAGCAGCACGTACTGAACTAATTGATGAGGCACTTCCTGAAGGTGAAGGCCTGATCATGGGGAAGTACAACTCAACTGATGAAGTGGTTGAGGCTTTCAAGTCTCTGCAGTCTGAGTACAGCAGGTTGAAGGGCGGGCAAGAGGCAGCACCACCAGAACCTGAACAATTTGCTCCTCCGCAACAGCAGCAGCAGGACCAAGAAGCTCGGCCTGCCAATCAAGTAACACCTGAACAAGCGGCAGAGATCCGTGAGTCCATGTTCAGACAGGTTGGTGGTGAAGATCGCTACAAGGCTGTTGCAGGCTGGGCTAGCACCCATCTTCCTGAGGCAAGATTGACATCGTTCAATAAAGCCTTGGAAGCAGGTGACCAGTCGCAGATCATTAATCAATTGAAGGGCCTTCAATATGATCACATGATGGCAACTGGTTATGAACCAAGACTTGCACGTGGTACATCTGCAGCTCAATCAAGCGCAGTGCCGTTTGAATCTGAAGCGCAAGTTGTTGCTGCCATGAATGATCCTCGCTATCAGAACGGCCCTCGCATGGATCCTTCCTACATCAAAGAAGTAGAGCAACGTATGGCTGCAAGTACGGGTGTGTTTCAAAGTCGGTAACAATGACTTATAAAGGGAGCAGATACGACGCCATTTGCATCTGCTCCTGGCCCTCTACGGAGACACCTAGGTAGTGGTGATTGGTGAGCCAAACCAGCTCATTGTCGATCAACCGCAAATCTATTTAGGCAACAATCATGACGATGGATCCAATCTCCCTTTCAAGGGGTGGCGCTATTAATGGCGACACTGGAACGTGGGCAAAGGACAACGCACTTTTCTTAAAGGTTTTCAGTGGCGAGGTGCTGTCTGCCTTCAAGCGAGTCTGCGTGTTCGGAGACATGATTCAGAAGCGGAGTATTAACTCAGGCCGCTCTGCACAGTTTCCCGTGACTGGTCGCTTCACGGCAGATTGGCAATCGCCGGGAGCATTTGTTGGAGGTCAAGGCGATCTCGCGCAGAACGAAGTAATCATCAAAATTGATGAGTACTTAACTGCTGCCGCAGATATCTTTGACCTTGATGAAGCCAAGGCCGCATACGATATTCGCAGCATCTACAGCAACGAATTGGGCGAAGCTCTTGCAAGGGCTTGGGACAAGCGTATTGCTCGCTTGCTTGCCATTGGTGCTCGCACATCAACAGGTGACTTGACCGCTAACCTTCCTACTGGTCTTAGTCCTGACGATCCTTTCCGCACAGGAACGGTAGTAGACATCAACAAGTCAGCTCCTACAGCTGACGACTTGGTTGCTGCTGTCTTTGCTGCTGCAGAAGCGCTCGACTCAAAGGATATTTCCAAGGAGAATCGTTGCGTCGTCTGTACACCTGAGTCCTTCTATACGTTGATTCAGAGTTCACGCGCAGTGAACTTCGACTTCAACCAGCAAGGTTCTAACGGTTCCTACAGCGAAGGTCAGATCGCCAAGCTGGCTGGCTTCAGCATCTACTCCAGCAACAACATTGCCCAAGGCAATGTAACTGCAGGGGCAGGTGAAGCTGGTTATGTGTTTAACGGTTCTGACGTTAAGTCAACAGTTAACATGACCAACACCAAGATGCTGGCTTTCCAACGTAATGGTATTGGTGCTGTTACTTTGAAAGATATCCAGATGTCTTCAACCGGCAATGATTACGAAGTGATGTACAACAGTACAAAACTGAAAGCTCAATACGCAGCTGGCTTTGGCGTGCTTCGTCCTGAGTGTTGCGTTGAGATCTCAAACAGTCAGTGATCTTCACAGCTGCTTGAACGATGTCAAGATGGAGGGAGTCATATCCCTCCTTTTTTATGGCCAGCATTACCGTCAACCCACCAGCTGAGTGGACTACAGACCAAGTGCTTCTCCCTGAAGCTCCAGTTGATTACGTCGTATTCAACGGAGACCTGACCAAGGGCGAGCCGGTCTCAACAATTGCGCCAGACGTTCCCGCAGAACAGACCAAGAAGTCCGCACCTAAGAGCAAGAGCTGATGTCAACGATCATCCTGCCCCCTGTTCCACCAAGGCCAGCACCTGCTGTCAGGCCAACAATGGTTCGTGAACTAAAGGAGCCTGGCAATAAAGGAACAGAGGTTGTGATGGTCAAGGGTCCAGGTAGCGAACCAGGACCACAGCCAGAACCTGTCAAACCCTTAGCTGTTGCTGATGGCAAAGGATCCAACTGGGTAGGCACGAACGTCTATCAAATAGGCAAGACCGTTGAAGGACGAACTGCTGAATACGAAGGCGGAGTTGAACCTGTCACCTACAGGTATCGCTTTCAGACCAAAGCACTTGGTTCTGATACATGGGTCAATCAGTCTTGGACTAATACAACCAACTCGAAAACTCCTGTCTATTTCGAGATCACCGAAGCAGGCCAACTCAAGCTTCAGTCTCAAGCCCGTGATTCGTCTGACCCGCTAGTTCAGTTGAACAGTGTTACTGGGATCAAGACTATTGATCCTCAGACAACTATCGGACTGATATCCCTGACTGTGGATGGAGTAGCAGTTGTATGGGGTGAAGCAATTCATGTAGCAGTGAACACACCAGTGCATGTAGTAGCAACCATTAGCGGTGACGCACAACCTGCTTACAAATGGGAAGCTCGTGGTGGCTACCCCTTAACGGTAAGCAGCCAAGCAGCAACAACAACGCTTACTTTCCCCCAAGAAGGTGGGCCTACCGTCACGCTTACTGCAACAGATTCAAATGCTTCGGACTCGCCCATCAACTATGCAATGAATTTCTATGTTGCATCACAAGCTGAATGGGACGCTCTTCATCCAACAAGTTGAACGGCTTTAACAGTTGACAGTAAGCTGTGCCTAGCGACTGCCAGGTGTCTTGACCGAATTAGACAGCATCAATACTTTGCTGGCTGTCATCGGGGAAGCACCGATCAGCCAGTTTTCAGATCTTGAAGCGAACGAGATTACAGACAGCGCTCTTGCTCAGCGCACGTTGATTGAAGTCAACACTGATGTGCAGGCAGAAGGTTGGAGCTGGAACACAGACAACGGCGTGAACGTTCCGCCTGATGCTGTCCTTGAATATCCCCTACCAGGCAATGCACTGAGGGTGACCTTCTCACCCAATCGTTATGCCGATTGTCCTTACGTTGCAAGAGGCAACAGGGTCTGGGATCGCAACGCTAAGACTTACAAGATTGCTAGCACTGAGAATCCTCAGGACATTGTTGTTGACACGATGGTGATGAAGCTCAACTGGGATGAACTTCCACATCAAGCACAGCAATACATCACTATCAGAGCGGCAAGAATCTATTCAGATCGATTTATCAATAGCAACGTCATATTCACATATACAGCGCAGGATGAAGAGTATGCGAGAGCGCAGCTCATTCGCGCTGAGGAAAGCACTCTTTATGACAACCTCCTTTGGGGTAACAACAGACAGATTGGTCAAGGCAACGGCTTTATTCCAGCCCAAGGTCGCCTCTACAGGAGAAACTCATGAGAGCTAAGAGTCGCATCACCCCCAGTAGAGGGGCAGGGAGAACGTCATCTCCTATCAAAGTCAACATGGATTCCTTAATTCAAGGAGTCAGTCAACAACCTCCTCACTTAAGGCTTGTCGGTCAAGGGCAAGAACAAATCAATGGGTGGAGTAGTCCTGTTGAAGGCTTATCTAAACGCAACCCAATGCGAATGGTTGCCAGGATTAAAGACTTTGCTCTGGATAACTTTTATCTAGAGATGCTTGATGTAAGCGCAACCGAAAGCTATAGCGTTTTGTTGTATCCCAGCGGGGATAAGACTCGACTAGAGATCTTCAGAAACGGCGTACCTCCTGTCTTAAACGTTCATGGGACAGGAATGACCCTGAACAATGGCGGCATTGATATTGACAGCACTGGCTACTTGTATAACGCCAGTGATCTGTTTAAGGGTTACGTCCTTATCAACAATGGCCCAACAGGCTTACTGCTTAATCGAAACAAGGCAACAGCTCTTAGCTCTGAACTGTCTCCTGCAAGAGAGAATAATGGGTTGATCTTTGTGCAGGCTGTTTCTTATGACGTGACCTATACCGTCAAGATTGATGGATCCGAGGTCGCTACATACACAACACCTAGCGCTTCTGATGACGACAACCAGATCAGTACAACCAAGGTTGCCACTGAATTAGCGAGCCAGGTCAATGGCACGTCTGGTTATTCAACGACACAGAACGCATATGTTGTTGAAGTAGTTAAAAGCGATGGCACTGCTTTCACCCTTGACGTTGATGATGGCCGCAGTAACTCACTGGCTAGAGGCTTTACCGAAAAGGTGACAAGCCTTGGCGAGCTACCAACGATTGCTCCTAATGGCTACATCGTGAATGTGGCAGGAGATCCTTCTACAGATGTTGACGATCGCTTCTTTAAGTTCACCACAAACGATGGTGTTGATTTTGGAGAGGGCGCATGGGGCGAGACAGTAAAGCCTGGCATCCAATACAAGTTTGATGTTGACACGATGCCCATCGTGATACGACGTGAAGCGGAAGGTGTCTTATTTGTTGGTCCTGCTGATGGCGCTGAACAAACAGAAGGAGGCAATACGTTTACGTTTCCTAAGTGGGCTGAACGAACAGCAGGAGATACGAACACAGTTCCAGACCCTGAATTCATTGGCCAACCAATCAAGGATCAGATCCTGTTCAGAAGTAGGTATATCGTCTGTGCTGGAACCAGTGTTGTGTTTTCAGAAGTTGATGACATCTTCAACTTCTTTCAGGACACATCAGCTGCACTGACAGACGCTGATCCATTCAGCCTTAGAGCAACCAGTGAACGCAGCTCACAATTGAATTGGCTGCTACCTGTTGACGAATCAATTTTGGTCTTCAGTGCATACAGTCAGTTTCAAGCGAGACCAGCTGACGCTGATGTTCTGACACCAACGACAGCAATCATTTTGCGGTTGAGCAATCTGGAAAGCAACCCAGACATCAGGCCAAAGCTTGCAGGTCCTCAGGTGCTTTTTGGCACTAGAGAGTTTGGCTATACGCACTTTAGGGAATACACATTTTTTGAAAGTACTCAACGAAAGATTGGTCTGAACTTGGGGGGCAGCAATGATGTGACGCTGAACCTGCCCAAATACATCAATGGGTTTGTTACCCATTGGGATGTAGGAGAAACAGTGGATACAGCTGTTGCGATTACGCCTGCTGATCGCAAGACAATGTATGTGTATAAATATTTATGGGGTAGCGCTCAGTCAGGGCTAGCGAAGCAACAGGCTTCGTTTAGCAAGTGGGTGTTTAAGCAAGATATTCAGTGGTGCAAATACATGGACAACATCCTGTGGCTAATTCTTACTGACGAAAGCGGAACGTATAGCTGTCAGATCGCATCAGACGAAATCGAGACTCCTGATGCCTTGCAGCTGCATCTAGATCGCTTGCTGTTGTATCCCGATTGCAATCAAGATCCACAGGTCAGTAACGATGTCACCGCTACCTACGACGCAGCGACAAACACCACAACCTTTGTCTTGCCCTACACGCCAGCTGAGAAAGCAGTTGCTGTTACTCGGTTCACTGGTGCCAGCAAGGAGGGCTTATGGCTGGGGGAAAGTGAAACCAACACGATTGTCTGCAAGGAGCGAGGCGATTGGACGAATGAGAGTGTTGGCTTTGGCGAGCCTTATGAATTCCGGTACGTGTTCAGCAATGCCTACCTACCAACCAAGGATCAAAGCAGGCAAAAGATTGTGGGCGAGCTTGATGGTCGAACGCAGATCTTGAGGTGGCATATCTATCACCATCAGACAGGTGCATATGACGTGAGAGTCAAGCGCAAATCAAGGCCAAAGGATACTATCTACAAGTTCCGAGCAAGGTTCTTGAATACATTGAATAACAAGCTTGACACTGAGACTTCGTTTATTGAGTCAGGAACTGTGCAGGTTCCAGTTTGCACTCGCAACACTGAGTCTGTTGTTAGTGTTGAATCAAATAGTTGGCTACCATGTGTCCTAAGTGGAGCCGCTTGGGAAGGCTCCTATAACGATCGCGCTAAAGGAGTTTAGTTATGCCATTCCCATGGGCTGCAGTTGGAATGACAGTTCTCAACATTGGGGCATCTCTTTGGCAAGGCAGTCAACAAAGAGATGCTGCCAGCGACGCTAATAA